CTGCATTTGAGAATTCTGTGTTTGTTTCTGCCAAGGGAAAGAAAATAGAGTTGTTAGAAGCTGATATGTTTGCCCTTTTAGATCTTCTCCGCTCTGGTAGTGCCCCGCCAGTCTACTGGAACGTTACTCCTAAGAACGAGAATTTCTTTAGTTGGTTGAAGCAGCTCAATGACGAAGATTATGATGCTTGGAAAAATAAGTGTCGGTTATTTGTTATCCCTAGCTCATTATTTGTTCATGCTGAGAAAATGGGTTGTCGAGTCCGACATTATAAAGAACGAGGCTGGACTATTGCAATTGGCCATTGTAATGCTAAAGGGGGAGTCGATAAGTTGGCTAGAATGCTTGGTATCAATAAAGCGAATTGTAGAAAGCCCCTTATCGATGAAGGAGATGCGAAGAATTTTGATCAGACCGTTTTGGAATTCTTCGTAAATTTGTACTTTAGTACTATGTTGGTTCATGAGGTTCCTGGCACGCCCGATTATGAATTGAAGAAGAAGATAGTTAGATGGCTGTTACAGAACATGATATGCCGCTTGACCCGATTGTTTGGAGCTAATTGGGGATGGGTTAGAGGTCAAGTTCCTTCGGGATGTTGGAATACTTCTCATATGGATTCTTGGATTATGGCAATGTACTTTATACTCTTTTGCGTCCATACATTAATTAATGCGCCTGAGGATATTCAGGTAGAGTTAGAGGATGCTCTCTATAATATCATTCGCAATGTTGTTTATGGAGATGACTTCTTAACTAATAAGGGTGAAGGACTAGCTGCGGTCTGGTTCTCGGTAGAAAGGTTCGCTGTGTGGTGCCAGAAGTATTTGGGAGTAACAATTCGTGACATCTATAGTGGGCTGACATTCGTATCGGACGTTTTCCTTGGCTTTATCACGAGAAGAGGGGCCAACTTCCTAAAGCATCAGTTCATTGAGAATCCCTGTAAAGATGAGGGGCAGTGTGATTTCCTGCCCTTTAGAGAAAGTCAGGAATTCATGATACGAGCTATTTGGGGTAGAGAAACACGATCGAGAGATGCTATTGATGTGCTAATGTCGTGCATAGGCCATGCTTACGGGACTTATGCATCTAACCCTGATGCGTACGATAGGCTCATGTTCTTATATGAGGCCCTTATACAACGTATCGGAGTTCGTCCACGAGTAGCACTGCGCGATGTCTTTCAGCGAATGAATTATGAAGATATGAAGAAGGTCCGTCAGATGGGTATTGAGCCTGAGGACTTATTGAAGGGTTTTCCTTCTTGGAAAACTCTAGTGTCGAAGAACATACTTGACTGGCACTATCTTGATAATATCATGGATGACATTGAGCAGATTGATGATTGGTACTAAATTACTGGCCCATTTTGCGCCCCAAGACCGGCGCTATATAAATAACCGTCTTAGTCTTTATCGAACTCGCATTAATGCTGAGAGTAGACATAAGATAATAAATTAAAAAAAAAAAAAAAAAAAACCAAACGGAAGGGCCCCGGGACGGAGAAACAAA